TAACTCAAAGTCGTAAGTTCCATTCCTTACAAACGCAGTATCACCGCCAGCTGTGAAAGTACCTACAATATCCAATGTTGTCACGGGTCCAGTCGTACCGATTCCAACGTTCTTTCCTGTCACGTATAACGAATCAGCAGACTCAATCCATGCTCCACTTACCCCATCAAACACATCTGCAAAAACCGTATCGAACGGAGCTGAACTTTGACCTATATTGACGTTTCCTGTCGGGTAGAGTAGACCATCAAGTCGAGCTGTATCAACCCTTAACTTATCTGAGTATTCCAACGGAAGGATGAACCCGCCTGACCTAGACCATACTGTTGTGTCGGACGGGTCTGAAATAGCTTCCCATGCAGATCCGCTCCATGTGTAGAAGTTGTCAAGTGTCTTGACTGAATCCTCAAATTCCTGTGGCTCGGTAAATACATTTTCCTCTTTCAGGTTCGCGTTGGAACGCATCAATTCTAATGCAACATTCCTCAACCTTTGAGGCGTGATGAAACCTGATGTGTTGTCTGGGAAGTTAGCCGAGATCGTATCAGCTAATGCGGTCGTGTCGGATTGCCCTAGGCTAAGTAGAGGTGTAAGTAGTAGTAGTACGAGTAGTTTCTTCATTTCGTCATATTAAGAATCCGCTACTAAAACCGGAACTGAAAGCACCGCCAACGGTAGGGCTTGCAAAGTTTTGAGTAATGGGAACATTAATTGCAAAGTTACCCAAATTGCTAGATAAATAGACCTCAAAAACAACATTGCTTAAACCTACAAGCTGATGCCGTATTGACTCAATCGTAACTTGCGGCACATCTCGGTTTAATGTATCGAGTATTCCTAGCTTACCATTGGGTATCACAAAATTGACAGGCTTATCAAGTAGCTCAATCAGATTGAACCCGAACTCAGGGTCGAACGGTACAGACCCTTTCGACGTGGTCAGTGCCAATGCTACCTGTTGCTTCAGGTAGTCAAGGTCAGTCACTATCTCGCCTTGGTTAGCAGAACTTAGCTGCCAATAAGGGGTTGTAATGTCGGATGTGAGTGTAACTGCCATAGTTGGTTGCCATACTTGCGTGTAGGCAAAGATAAGGAATTACAACGGTGCAGATGTTGTCTCTGGCGATGGTATCTGACCAGTTGTTGGTGTTGTATGCGTATGAGTGGTAAGGTTAACTGTTCCTGCGCTAATTTCAATACCTGCATCAATAGAACCTGTTACACTTAGGTCGCCCTCGATAGACACACCACCACTTGCTTGAATAGTCATTTCACCCGTTGAACGATTGAACACCACGGAATTGTTCGCATTGAACACAACAGACACTACATCCACCCCTGATTCCTCTGGCTGAAGGTCACGAGAGTAAATTGCGCCTAAAATTACCCCAGTTATTCCATTATCCGACATCATGCAGGCTACGTGTTCCTGAATGTCGTAGGTATGAAAGTAGCTGTTCCCGCTCGTTCCGTTGTGCAGCGTTGGAAGCCAGTCTGTTACAACCTCATCTTCTCCAAATGAAACTTTGCATAGCCCTTTGTCTGCATCAATATCAGATATGCGTCCGAAACGTAACATTATGCGAAACTTCTTCTATCTGCTAATCTTTGTTCTTCCTTGAACATTCTGAACATTTCTTCCTTGTGCTGCTCCAGGATTCGCATGAATGATTCACGTTCTGCCTCTGTTGCTCCAGAACCAATTGAAATGGTAGGTGAATAGTTCAACTCTGTTCTGCCTTGTGCTGTTGCATTCGGAGAAATCTGATTGATTGTACTTGTCTGCGCCTGAGCAGTCTGATTTGGAGCAACTGCCGAAGCTGTTGTAAGCGAATCCGTATCAATCCCAACCTTTGCTCTTACTCCTAGAATAGCTGATTCTGCGTTCTTAGCCCAATCGAATCCGGTTATCGAATGAATGACTGACATCAGCTGCTGTAACGGGTAGAGAATACCATCCATGATGGCTTTGCCTACTGCGATTATACCCGACAAAAAACCGCCTTCGCTGAAAGCATCGGTTATTGAGGTCCAGTGTTCACGAATTGACCTGAAAATGTTAACCATCCACCCCAACGGACCCATAACAAAACCAAGTGCAGCACCCCACTCCTTCCATTTGACAGAAACAGCTACTAACGCTGCGCCTAAAGCTATGACACCCACTACAACCAAAGTAATCGGGTTAGCCAACATGGCTGCTGCAAAACCCCAAGCTGCTGTGGCTGCGGCTGTGAGTGATGGAACAAGTCCTGTTAGGAAAATCTTAATTGCAGTCAATGAGAAACCGTTTGCCATTGCTGTACTCCACGCAAAAAGTCTTACCAAACTTGCTAAATGCGAAAAACCCCAAATTAGAGGTTTGAACGGAATCTTCAAAGCCGTTATCATAAATGCTCCCGCCATGGTATTCGATATGAACTGCCATCCTGCATAGGCCATTGCGCCAGCAGCTAACGCGGTATAACCAACAACAGTCCACATCATAGCCTGTGTGAGTAGTTTGTTCTCTTTAAAAAAGGCTGCTGTTACATCTAACAACGGTATCATTGCTTCTCCCAACCACTTCACGGAAGGTAGTATTGAATCACCGAAAACTTTAGCCAACCTACCTGCTTCGTCAATCAATCTATTGAATAAACCAACGGCTGTCTTGGATGATTTTTCCATACCGTTTTCAAACTGACCTCCTGCGCTTGTTGCTTTTTCAAAAGCCTGTTCTAGTATTTCAAAAGATAGCTTTCCTTGTTCAGCCATCTTCTTCAGTTCTATGGTGTTCTTACCTGTTGCTTCTTGAAGCATTTTGAAAATAGGAACACCTGAGTTTACGAACTGAGTAAGGTCACGAGTCATAACCCGACCCTCACCTGCTGCCTGACCATAAGCTACCATTGCTGCTTGAATGTCTCCACCTGCAATAGTAACTACATCTCCGAGCATTTTAACATCGACCAATGCTTCTTGAGCAGTCCTTCCGAAACCTACCAATCTCGCTGTTGCTACACCGACCTGATCTAATGTAAGAGGTGTTTTTGCAGCTAATTGGATTGTCTTTTCAAATACAGCGTTACCTTCTTTTTGACTACCTGTTAAAACCTGCATACGAATACGTAGCATCTCATAATTCGCAGCCATCTTCAACGGGTAAGCCAATGCAGCCGCTCCTGCCGCAGCCGCCATACCTGAATCAAACATCTGCTCTCTTGCCCTTGCCGATTTGCGCTGTGCATCCTGTTGCATAACACGCATTGCGGCCATAGAGCTTCTTGCAGCTTTTCCCACAACAGGACTCATGCGGTCAACTGCCGTGAGTAGTAATGTAAGATTCAGTCTATTTGCCATATTCTAACTTGTCGGTTCTTCTGGAGGTTGATTCAGATAATTATGCAAAGATACGGCATCTTCGTGCCATTCACGAACCTCGTTTGCAGGTTGCTGTTCCCACCATCCTATCGGGGTCGAACTGAAGTGGGCTAAGAACATCAATTCTTGTCGAGAACATCCGACCCTACTAACTTTCCCTGCAAGGTCATAAAGTCTAGTCCGGGTAAGTTCTCCGTGATGTCGTACGGGTTCAACTTCTCACCATTGAACGTACAGGTTTCAGCTATCATGGCTGCATACATCAGATCTTCATCGACCTTACCATCCGTTACCGCTTGTTGTTGTGCCAATCTTGCCTGTCTTGCTGAGAAGAACGTCATTACAACTTTCAACTTCGATACAGGTAGTTCAAACTCCTGTGATGCGGTCTTTTCCTTGAGTAGTTCAAGTACGGTCTTTTTTGCTTTGTCTTTGTTCATGGGTTTAATTTTTATCTTCTTGCTGAATCAGAACCGAAAGAAGGTCCTCCTGTTGGACTTGGCTTAATGGCTTTCTTTACTCCATCAGAAATCTTTTGTAGATTCTCTTCGTCCATCCAAATACTATCTGGTTTTGACGTTTCACCTTCTTTCATCTTTGGTTGTATCGAGTATCTTATGCAGCCATTAAGCCAAATAGAAGAGCAATCTATTATACCTGTGAATCCGCTTACAACATCTTTCACTTCTTCACCATTTGAAAATTTGAATTTTACCTCCATGATTTTTGAATTTTGTTTCGAGCAAAGTTAAAAGAAAATTCTAATTACAAACGGTTTGGTTAAAACAAAAAGCCCAACCAAATCGGTCAGGCTTTAAAAAGAATACTTGGGAAAGTGTGCCCGACAGGGAGTTCCCTATCCGTTAAGGCATCCCAAGTCTATTAACTTAATCCTAAGTTCGCTCGATACGTAGCGAGCTTGTCAACTCCATTTACCTCGTAAATGTTGTTCAGAACATCTATCTTGTAGATTTCCTCCCCACCTATCTCCAGTCTGAAGTAGTCGATTTTGAACTTGGTTGTTGCCTCAACATTCTCATGCTGCTTGAAACTTCCTCCAGGAATATTCATTGGTCTACCTCGGAAATCAGCAACGTAGGCTGATTCAGACGCTCTACCTGAAGCATTGTACTCTTCCAAACTTGAACGCACTTGGAACGTGTAGCTTGTGTAGATGTCAGCGCACTTCTTCTTCACATCAGGAAGAATCGATGTCCACATCATCTCCAACTCCATCGCCTCGATACCTGTCGGGGTGTTGATGACACCGAACATACCTAAAGCATTATGCTCTGCTTGCTTTGAGGTAACGTCAGGAAGATTGACCTCCTTGGTCTTTCCTGCGTAATTAACCCCGTCAAAGTAGACGTTTCCGTTTGTTAGTTTCCGAATATCAGACATTTTAGCTTAGTTGGGTTAGTAGGTTGATGTCAAATGTTGACTTGAATGTGATTCGCTCTCCTGGAACTGCGCCTGCGTAAACTCGTCTGAATACGATCTTACCTGCCGCAAGATCAACCGCAGGGTTGTCGTTGGCATCGTAGTAAATTCGTGAACCAGGCAGCAATGCTTTATCCTGAATGAGTGAATCAATGTAGGCTTGCGCAGTTGATTTGATCGCATCGATTGTGGCTTGAATCAATGGTCTGTCTATGAATGGAATCAGAGTCTTCTCCAATGTTTCAGAAACGATGTCATCCAAATACTGAACAGCTATGAACTGCTCTGGCGCAGATGAACTTGGATAAAGCGCATTTCGGTTTCCGTATGTTATGTACGAACCTGCGTGCTTCACAATTGAGAAGATGCCGGCAGCATTCAGCAACTGAACATCTCCCGTTTCATCGTTCGGACCCGTTCCTGCCATCGGGTACTCAGGCTTAACTATAACGTTCGACACCTGATTGGATGGTGAAACCCAATACCCTTCTGTTCGGGCAACTCTTGAATGAATACCCGCTGCAACAGCAGAAAGTGGGTAGTCGGCAAAAACACCCAAGTAGTCGTAGTCCTGTATCCATGGTCCACATGGAATAACACGGCTTGATGTGGTTGCAAATGAATTACCCGCAGTTGTTCGGTTCGATATAAGGTCTGCTCGCGATGTGTTGTTAACATCATCAACATAGCATCTTGCTCTGAATGAATCAGATTGAGTTTCCATCTCGTTTGCTACCACATCCAAAGATGAGTACTCAGGACAGATGAAAATCTTCGGAGCGAACCCGAAAGTGTCATACGCCTCATCGAACAATTTGAATCCTGTCTTACTTGGACTTGTCGCACCAACAAAATCAGCAGCAGCTAATCCTGACACATCAAATGTGTCATAGGTTACGTAAATCGTATCACCTTCTGCAATGTCTCCGGATGGAATAATGGTAACTACACCGTATTCCGAAATAGTGTAGTCTGTCCCCTCAACGAAGGTA